TAAAATATACTATAAAAAAATTTTATTTAGATGATTCATCTAATGAATTCTCTTTATTTTTTATACCATCAATCCATCCATTTTTACAAATATATTGTGGAGGTGAATTATGGCATCCTAGAACAAAAATAGGTAATAATTTTTTAAATTTTGATAAAATTCTCATATTTGGAATATATCCTACTGATACTATTTATAAATTTATTAAAAATTTTGATTATTTATTGTCTAACAAAACTGTAGAAGAATTAGAAGAAATATATCAAACTTATAGATGTACAAATCAAATAACTTTTTGGAAAAAAAAATATTTAAAATACAAGAAAAAATATTTAGAATATGTAAAAAGATTAGAAGAATAAAATAAAACTAATTTATTTTCTACATTGATTATAATTATTTATAATTATTTATAATTATTTATAATTATTTATAATTATTTATAAATAATTACTTGTAAAGGTATACCAATGTGGTTTCTCTCTCTTTTTCTTCCAAGAAGCTATTTTTTGTTTTTCTTCAGACATATAATAATTTCTATAGGATAAAACAGGATCATCAGATTTATATTTATCTGGGATAGCAAGAGCAAATGTTGTTAAACCAGTCTCTAGAAATTTATCATCACTTGGGATATTTTCTCTCAAATGCATAGCAACAAGATATGATTTATGAATTTTTGTTTCTGGATGACCATATCTGAATCGCCATTCTTTATGTAGTTCTTCAACCAAATCTAATGTCCAAATAAAATTAGCTTTTGATTTTCTACACCAAATAGTTACAGGATGATTTTTATGTGCAATTTTATATAATTTTTCATTAGATTCATCATCAGGATCTATTATTCTTTTTGCTGAACAAAGCATTTGAACTGCTTCTAATAATATTTTACTCACATGTTTATCCATCATAAACTCTGCAATTTCCTTTTGAATTAAAGATAAGATAAATAGATTCATGATTAAAATTAAGTATTTAAATTAAGTATTTGATAATAAATGAAATTAATAAATAATCAATTTCAATTTTTTTATATTTTCTTTAAGTAGTTTTATCAAAATATTATATTAGTTTCTTTAAGTAGTTTTATCAAAATATTATATTAGTTTCTTTAAGTAGTTTTATCAAAATATTATATTAGTTTCTTTAAGTAGTTTTATCAAAATATTATATTAGTTTCTTTAAGTAGTTTTAGACAATTTATTATATTAATGTTATTTTTTTTTTCAAAAGTATTTTGGGATTTTTGATTTTGGACATTTTTAAAATGTCCATTTTTGAAAACCTCGATATACTTTTGCAAAAATTCATCATTGTGACCATAATTGAAAATTAGCATAAGGTCACCAAAAAAATAATTCAAAGATTGTTACTGTAATTTTTTTAAATATTTATGAAAACAATTTAGGCATTTTTTTATGTAGGCAGTATATAGGAATTAATGCCTACACAAAAAATGCCGATTATTTTCATATGTGAGTCATGTGACTTTACATGCTCTAAAAAGTCTAATTGGGACAAACATTTACTCACACGTAAACACGAAATCCTACAAAATCCTACATTAAAAAATGCCACAGCATATATTTGTGATTGTGGAAAAAACTATAAGCATTCATCATCTTATTATACACATAAAAACAAGTGTAATTTGGAAGAAAAATCAATAATAACTAAGGTAACACCTGACGAAGAATTTAAATTACTTACTACACTTGTTTTAGATGTGGTAAAAAGTAATAATGATTTACATAAACAAAATCAAGAATTTAAGGACTTATTAATTGAACAAAATAAACAAAGCAATGAGATGCAAAAAAATGTGATAGAAATTTGTAAAAATGGTACAACGAATTTAATAAATAATAATAGTCATAATAAAACATTTAATTTACAATTCTTTTTAAATGAGAAGTGTAAAGATGCGATGAATATTATGGATTTTGTAGATTCATTGCAATTACAGTTGTCAGATTTGGAAAGTGTAGGAAAATTAGGTTTTGTAGAGGGTATCTCAGATATTATTGTTAAGAACTTAAAAGCACTTGATATTGAAAAAAGACCAGTTCATTGTACAGATTCAAAGAGAGAAGTCATGTATGTAAAAGATCAGGATATATGGTATAATGATAGCAAGGAAGATAAAGAAAATAAAAAATTGAAAAAAGCAATTAAACGCATTGCAAATAAAAACGCTAAACTGCTTTCAGAATTCAAAGCAAAATATCCAGATTGTATTTATAGTGATTCAACAAAATCGGATCAGTATAATAAAATAATTATTGAATCTTTTGGAGGTTCAAATGAAAATGAAGATAATGAAAATAAAATTATTAAGAAAATAGCAAAGGAAATAACAATCAGTAAAGATCTTTTTTAAATGAGAAAAGGTGTAAATAATAAATACTTTATAATAAATGAAGTCTGATTTTTTTTTTCAAATTATCTTCATCGTTGAATAAAAATAATTTGAATTTTCTATTATCAAAATTATCTAAATTATCTCTCAGTGTAATCCTAGAAGTCAATTTTAATTCAGGTAAAAATACTATAAATTGATATAATCCATCATTTCTAATTATCTTATCAAATATACATCCATCATATTCTTTTTCCATTACACTAGGATTATTGAAGCAAAGATCTAATAAATTACAATCACATTGTATTTTTCTAATAGATCTCATTGTAATATTTATATATTCTAGATCTGCTAACCATCTATTATAAAATTTATCAACATTTTCTGATAATTGAATAAGACCAGTAATCTGTTGAAATTTAATTATATTCAATAAATCAACTAATCTTCTAATAGGACTAGTTATATGAATATACGCATCTACATCAAGTAAAGCATGTCTCATAAATTTTTCATTACCGAGCTGTCCACCATCAATATATTGTCCACAACCACTATTCCATATTTTAATAAATTTTGATACATCATCGGGTAAATTATCAGGTACATCAATTTCTTTTTTGATAATTGTTGAACGAAAAATACCTGTTTTAGAATCCAATAATTTATTAGCACAATTATAATTCATAAATATCATTAAATAACAAACTACTTCATGACTATTTTTCACATTATTAATATACTTAAATTTCTTTGAAAAACCTTTTACAGCATTCAATAATTCAATATAATTATTATTAATTAATAATTTTGGCTCTTCATAACAAAAATTTTTAAAAACTTTTACAAAACAATTACTATATTTAATATCAATAATATCATCATTTTTAATAAATATATCCATAACAAATGCTATCCGTGTGACATTTTCTTGTAAACTACAGAGACAATCAGATAGTATAGTTGGTAACATAGGTCTTTTTTTATCCGGTAAATAAATAGTTGAAATGCGTCTAGAAAAAGAGTCCCATAGATTTAATACATCTAACCAAATCGTGACATTGGAAATATAAATACTTACTTGCTTTATATCATCATCCAAATTACGAATGCTAAAACCATCATCAAAATCTGAACTTTTAGGAGGATCAATAGTAAAAACACACCATTCTTTTGTAGTTCTATCTTCAATAGAAGGATATTTTTCTTTAATAGTTGAAATAAAAGCTTCATTAGATTTATTTTCAAGAGCCTTTGATGTATCCTTTTGAAATTTTTGAATAGACGCATTTAAACTTTTACAATAAAGTTGATACTCATAATAATTATCTAATACATCCACAGATCCAATCATTTGACTAATTGTACCAGAAGGATGATTCGTATCCCAATTATTAAAATTAAAGGTAATGTATAAATTTGTAAATACTTTTGAAAAACCAACGTGTTTAATTTCATATGGAATCAAAAATGGCGGTATTCGTATATCATCAGGAATACATTTATATAATAATTTTTTATTTTTTCTACCATATGATTTATTGCCATTAATAACTAATACACCAGGTATAGATTGACCTGATTTAATAGAAGAATGAATTACACAAACTTTTTCATTATTAACAGTGAAAACATCATTTGAAAATATTTTTTCTGTTGCAGGATTAAAATTAGGGACGATTTGTGTGAAATCAATTTTATTAAATTGCGTTGTTTCAAATATATCCCATGACAAATATTTTCTATCATTAATATAGATCTTGTATACTATTTCGGACATTACTTGAAAAAAATAATAGTTATATTAATAGTTAAATTATCTTTAATTATTAATTTTTATATAATAATATAAACATATATCATTATAGTAAGTAAATGTCTCAACTTGAAAATGATACTATAAATAATAATATAAATAATAATATAAATAATAATATAGTAAAAGAATACATTGTTTTTGATATAAAAGATATTATTTTTGGTATAAAAGATATTTGTTTAGAATTACTTGAAGATAAAACTAAAAATACAAATATTTATTCATGTGAATCAAAAATAGTATTTGAAACACATAAATATATAATCATTCATAAACATATATTAGAAGATGAAAATGAAAATGAAAATGAAAAATCAATGGATTTATTTTTAACATATAAAATATCATATGGTCACAAACATTTTTTAAGAGGATATCTTTATAGAGGTAAAAAAGAACACAAAATTAATCATTATTGTGTGTACGAATCATTAAAATTGTATAATAAGCGTTATGATAATATAGCTGTGTGTAGTTTAGATGAAAGATTACTTTAGATAAAATATTATATTATCATTATAGATAATATAATTATTTTTTTTCAAATTATTTTAAATTAATATAAAAAAATATAATAAAAAATATAATAAAAAATATAATAATTATCATTCAAAAATAATTCTTGTGATATGTACTAAGGTGATATAGATGTAGTCATAATTGGTGGTGGTGGTGTTACTACTGGTCCTCAACCTCCTCTCATTTTATATCTTCTATTGGATTTATTTCTTTTGGTTACACGCTTCTTTGATTTTGATTTATTTGATTTTTTAGATTGTTTCCTAGATTTATTCTTTTTTGAAAAAGAAAATAATGAACCAATAAAGTTTTTTAACGAAGACATTATATAATATACAAATATTATATAATTTTACAAATTTTGATAATAATATATAAAAATTATTCAAATGGTACATCTGTATTATTTATTTCTGTTGTGTTATTGTTCACATCAATTTGATGATTATTATTTTCATTTAATTGATTATTATTTTCATTTAGTTGATTATTATTTTGATTATTATTATTTACATCAATTTCATCATTATTGCTTTTAATAATTTCATTATTATTGGAATTTGTATTATCATACGTTAATACGGTGTTATTTAATTCATTAATACTTACTTTTTTTGCTGTATTTCTTGTTACATTTTGAATCTGTAAAGCATGTAAAAATATATACGGAGTAATAGAAATATTATTCATATAGGTACGATAATAAAAACACGAAATACTACTATCTTTATCAAATTTAATACTATACCACCAATATGCTGGTATAAAAAGTGTTTTACCAGGAGTTAAAGTAAATTCCAAGCATTTTATTTTATCAAAATTAGAAATATATTTTTTTTGAGGTTGCCAAGGATTTATTGGTGAACTAAATTCAAAATTTTCATAATCATAATTAGGATATAAATATTTAGTACTTTGTGGTGGTGCTAATTTAATTTTAGCGCTACCTTGCGTTAATAAAAAATAATTACGATAATTAATTTCGTATCTAAATGGTGTAAATGTTCCACTGCTTGCCATTAAAATATCATAATTACAATTTGATACCATATAAGGTCGTAAAAATTCATCATATTGTTTAAATATTTTATTTATACCAGTATCTTGTAAAAAATCAGTATTATTTTCAGAAAAATAAGTAGAAGTTTTATCTTCATTAAATAATTTTACTGCTACATGTAATGGAAGTGGCATATATAGTTCGCTATTTGAATCATCATTTTTATTTCTAATTTTAACTTCAAAAGCGTTATAATTATTTGAAATATAAGTTTTGTTAGTATTATCTATTAAGTTTTGATTATCAAAATCAAATAAAACAGGTTGCCGAATATCACAAATTTCTTCTAAACGATCTTTGGAAGCTTGATCAACTTCATACATTTCTAAATCATTACTAGTTTTTAAATGAAATTGTACATGTAAATAAATAAATAAAACTAAACAAAAAATAAAAAATCCTATTAATATTTTAACCATGTCTGTCTTAAATAAAAATAATAATAATTTTTGAATACTACAACGAAGAAAAATACTACACCTAAGAAAATATAATATATAATAAAAACGAAAATTAATAATATTTCTTATCTGTTTCTAATTATTTCCAATCAAAATAATTTTTTTTTGCGTTTTTTTATCTATTAAAAATGAAATCATATTGAACAATTGAGTAAAAATAAAAGGAGCATCATGAATATAACACTTATCTAATTTATCAGGAAAACGTTGTTTTAAAACAATAGAAATATACTGAATAAAATCTTTATTTTTATCTATATCCAATAAAGTTAATGAATCTAAATTTGCATGAATATTAAAAAAATCATATTTTGATAATACTAATTCAATTGTTTTAACAAGATAATTCAAAATATAATTATTATTATTATTTTTAAAAAAATTAGAAATAGTTTTAAATGATTTATAATGAATATAAATATTATTTTCGTTTTTAATATAACAGAAATTTTTGTATAAATGTTCTGTAAAAGCTATAAATTCAGAATCACTAATTGTTGTATTTTCTAAAACCATATTCATTTAATTATTATATTTATTTAAATTAATAATTAAATTTAATCTTATTCAAGTTTTTTTATTTATCTTATTCAAGTTTTTTTATTTATCTTATTCAAGTTTTTTTATTTATCTTTTTTTTTATTCAATATTTGCTAATTCTTGATTTACTATATTTTTAAGATCATAAGAATTAGTATTTTGGTCATCATTATTATCAATATTAGCGTCATTTTCATAGACATCGCTTATATTTACGTTTTCTAAATTTTCTACAAATTCATTATTTATTTCTTGTCCTTGTTCTTCACTTACAAATACTGTATTTAATAAATCGGTTATTTTATTTTCATGATCAACTAATATTGGATTCCATTCTTCTTTTAATTTAGAAACTTCATTTGAAGAAGTATTCTCTTTTTTTTCTAATGAATCAACTCTATTAATAATACTTGTTAAAATACTTGTATCAATCATCGTCATATTACTTGGTGTATCAGAATTATTTTTATCTTGACCTTGTAAATCTATAATATACTGTTCAACACTTCCTAAACGTAATGTAATTAATCCAATGGCATCAGAAACACTTAATTTAGTACTAGATGGTATTTGAGAACCTAATACAACTTTTTTTTGATTTGATTGTTGTTGTTGTTGTTGTTGCTGAAATTGTTGTTGCTGAAATTGTTGTTGTTGAAATTGTTGTTGCTGAAACTGTTGTTGTTGAAATTGTTGTTGCTGGAATTGTTGTTGCTGGAATTGTTGTTGTTGAGGAGGAGGACCTCTAATAGTATTATTTCTTTGTAAAGCAGGTTGTGGTGCAAATGCAGCATTACCACCTATTGATGTATTTGGTCTACGTTGTTGTTGTCCTTGTGGTTGAACTGGTGGGTCACCGGCTCTTCTATTTCTAGCAGCGGCTATTGATCTTGAACTACTCATTTAATAATTTTAGACACTTTGTTTTTAAATAAATAACGCATATTTTTGTTTTATTTATTCTTAAATATTTGTATTTTAGAATAAATAGTATCTTTATTCTAAAATATAATATTTCTTTTTTAATTTCTTTTTATAGCATATAGAACATGGATAGTTCAAATGATTCAAAAAAGGGGTTTCTTAAACATGTTTTTAATTTTGACGACGAATCTAAATCTGAAATATTAAATATAGTTCAATATTCATTAATTGCTATAATACCTATTATAATTTTAAACAAATCTATGGCTAAATATGTTCCAGAAGTTGATGAAAAAAAGGGAAGTTTAGAAATAACAGCTGAAATTATTATTCAAATCATCGTAATGTTTATCGGTTTACTAATAATTCATAGAATTATTACATTTGTACCTACATACAGCGGTGCAAAATATCCAGAATACAATATAATATTTAACATTTTAGCAATTTTAATGATTACTTTAAGTTTACAAACAAAGTTAGGAGAGAAAGTAAGTGTGCTTTTTGAAAGAGTCACTGAACTATGGGAAGGAAAATCTGAAAACAAAAATAAAAATAAGAAACAAGGAAATGTCAAGGTGACACAACCTATCTCCGGACAAATAATATCAAATCAACAGACTTCTATGAATCAAGCCGCTATGAATCAAGCAATGTATACAGATGGTACATCTATCAATTCACTTCCAACAAGTGATATGACTTCATCACAATATACAATGAGTCCTCAACAACTACCAGATTATAACAGTATGCATCGTCAAGATACAACACAATTAGTAGGTGCGGCTTCTCCAGGGTCAATGGAAGGATTTAATGAACCAATGGCAGCAAATAGTGTTTTAGGAGGTGGATTTGGGTCTAGTTGGTAAAAAATTAAAATTTATAATTAAAAAACTAAATAAATTTAAAAACTAAATAAATTAATATTTATTATTATTTAAGTATTTATAAATAATAATAATAATATAATGGATGTTGATAAATTATTAAAAGCATTAGATAATGAAACTAATGAAGAATTATTAAATTTTACAACAGAAAAAATACAAGAAATGAATTTGAATGTATTAAAAGAACTTCATTTGAAAAGAAATGAAACACTTGAAATATTAAGTAAATTGAAAGATTATAAATATGTGGATGAAATGAATGAGCTAAAATATGGAAGATACTTAAGATGGATACCTCTAATGAATGTAGATGATATTCATTTAACAAAAGGAGCACTTTTTTGCGAAGTTAAAATTACAGATGAAGGTGTTTTTATAATATGTAAAAATTTTGGTTATAGTAAAAAATGTTTTCAAATAAAAATGGATGAATGTTTAGTCTTTCAAAAATTGACAAATCAAGAATTAATTATATTATCTGCGTTAGATAATTTATCATGATAAAAATATTGTCTTTATATTTCTAAAATTTATTTATTATATTTATTTCTTATATTTACGTGTTTTATTTTTATTGCATTTACAATCACCAAATAAATTAGGAATAAATTTACCTATTTTAATTAAACTAATATGTGATTCATGAATAGGTTTTTTAGCTGTATAACTTTTTTTTCCTTTATTGTAATGTGTTATACTTTTGTAACCCTTTCCATTTTTGATGGAAACTTTACGCACAATTTTTTTCCCTCCTCCTAACATTTTCGTTTCAGTATTTTCATAAGTTTCCATTATACTATAATATTTCATTATATTATAAATTTTTTATAAAAAGTTATATTATATGAATCCAATATTTTTTGTCCATTTGTTTCATATTTTGATAGTAGGAAGTTTATTTTTGTACGTAGGTATTTACAAAACAAAAATACCTAAAACACTATTCCCAATATTATTTGTATTAGGAATAATAATAATCTTGTATCATAGTTATAAAGCATATACTTATTTAACAAAAGGAAAAAATCCATGGGTAAATTTAATACATATTTTATTGATTGGACCCTTGTTAATAATTATTGGATATAATAAAGAAAATACTTCAAGAAAATATTTTGAAATGCTATTAATGTTTGGTTTTGCAGCTATTGGTTATCATGGATATTATTTATTAGAATAAATATTTTCTTTCACATTTTCTTTATCTTTTTTCATTTTCTTTATCTTTTTTCATTTAATTATTAGTTTCAATCCATTTTTTTGTAAGAACATTTTTTACACTTTCTAAAGCTCCTTCTGTCCAACCTTGATTTTCACTAATAAGTTCCCCAACTACAAGCATATTTTTTTCAGGATGTTGTGCTTTTTCAATGAATTGTTCACGATTTTTATATATATTTTGCTGTAAAGGTTTATAATAATGAGTACCAATAGGCCAGTAAAAATCTTTAATAGCTATTAATTGTAAACTATTTTCAGGTATTCCAAGTGATTTTTCTAATAAAACACAAAAAAAATGTCTATTTGTTTCATTATTATCTAAATATTTTTTCAATAATGTAGCATTCATATTATCACTATAAGCAATCATATATACTCCTTTATTTGCATCCATTGGAATAATTTTCTGAAGTGGTCCAGGGACAATTGTATAATCTTTAACATATTGTTTCATAATGAGTGATGATGCCTTTGTAAATTTTCCATAAAGTCTTAAAAAATTCTGACCTTCTATTTCATTATATATAGTATAAGAAGGTAATAGTTTACGTAGACTAGTAATAGTGGTTGCAATAATTACTTTATCACATGTATATTCATTACCTTCTTCTGTTTGAATTAAATATCTATAATTATTTGTATTTGTATTTTTATTTGTATTTGTATTTTTATTTATATGGATGACATCTTGTGAAAATTTAACATTTTTTGTACCAATTGTATCATATAATTTCATTATTAATTTATGCCATGGTGTATGTAATCCTTTCCAACAACATTTGTTGTCTTCCATACCATAACTAAAAAGAGTTTCATTAATGTCTTCATTTTCATAATCAGTATAACCCACGCTTATTAAAAATCGTTTATATAAATTTTCCCCTAGAACTTTTGATGCAAATTGTTTAAAAGTAGTATTTTCGGGTTTTAACGTTTTATAAACATTTTTGTATTCTTTTCTTAAATAATCCATTATTTTAGTAATGTCAACTGGTGTAAATGTTGATGCATAATTTACTTTAAAGTTAAATTCAGGTGCTGTAATATTTAATTCCTTAAGTAATTTAACCATTAATATATCTTTTTGTTTTCTTCCTATTCCAGCACCAGTGACAATTTGTGTGTTAAAAAAAGTTTCATTATTGGTTCTACCTCCAATCCATTTTTTTTTAAATTTTTCTAAAACAAGGAAACTTGTATTGGGTGATAATTTTTTTATATTATATGCACTATATAAACCAGCAAGTCCACTTCCTATAATAATAATATCATAATATTTGTTAGACATATTATAATATGAATTTATTAATTTCTTTTCCTTTCTTTTCCTTTTCTTTTTTTTCCTTTTTCTTTTCTTTTTCCCGTTTATAATTATTTTTTCATTGTTTTTTCATTGTTTTATTCTTCAAGGATATATATCTTCTAAATGTTACATTTTGTTTACCTTTACAATTAAATTTACCTCTAGTATAACCTTTTGAATTAAATATTGATTTACTACATATTCCAATTGATTTAGCTTCATTTTTTATATCTAATTTTTTAATACAACGACATAATTTCTGTGAAATAATTTTATCGGCTTTAGATTTTATTAATTTTCTATTTGTTGGTAATTTAATATTGTAAAAGTTTAATATTTTTATATAATCTTTTTTATTTATTTTATTTGACATTATCTCTTATTTATATCAAATAAAATAATTTTTTATTAAGTTATAAAATATTTAATAATTTCATATTGTATATAAATAAATCTATGAAAATTATTGTATCACGATATAATGAAAATATAGATTGGACACAACAATTTTCAATTGTATTAATATACAACAAAGGAGTTAAATTAGAAAGATATAATGAAATTATGTTACATAATGTAGGTAGAGAAGGTCATACTTATTATAAATATATTTATGATAATTATGATAATTTAGAAGATTATACAATTTTTTTACAAGGTAATCCATTTGATCATTCACCAAACATAATACAAAATTTAAAAAATTATATTATGAATTATAATAATAAAAATTTAAATATTGATTTTGAATTTTTAAGCGAAGAGATAATAGATTGTAATTTATCTGGTTGTAGTCACCACCCTTTTTATTTACCGTTAATAAATGTTTATGGATATTTATTTGGCGAAAGAAAAGAAAGTATGGATTTTATATTTGGTGCTGGAGCACAATTTATTGTTTCTAAAAAACAAATTAAAAATAATCCAAAAGATTTTTATTTGAAAATTATTAAGATGTTAGAAAAGGATATTGATCCTATTGAAGGATATGTTATTGAGCGTTTTCATAAATTAATTTTTCAAGATAAAAATCAAACCAAAAAAATAATTAATTGTTTAGATGATAATTCACAAATAATAACACGTGATAGTATTGTTAAATTTAATAGAAATTTTTATTCATACTTTACACTAGATGTTTAATGATTATCATAATATTTTACAATGAAATATATTGTATTTTTATTTATATATAAATTATTTATATACAAATATGAAAATAGTGGTATTTGATTTAGATGAAACATTAGGTTATTTTGTAGAATTTGGAATGCTATGGGAATCTTTAATCAACTATTTAAATAAAAAAAAAATGATTTTAAATCAAAATGATTTTAATAATATATTAGATTTATATCCAGAGTTTTTAAGACCGAATATAATAAATATTTTAAATTATTTAAAAGGTAAAAAACATGCAAAATGTTGCGATAAAATGATGATATATACAAACAACCAAGGACCAAATGAATGGTCAAAAAGTATAATTGCATATTTTGAAAATAAAATAAATTATAAATTATTTGATCAAATAATATCAGCATTTAAAATAAATGGTAAAAAAATTGAATTATGTAGAACAACGAATAATAAAACTCATAGTGATTTTATTAAATGTACAAAAATACCAGTAAATTCACAAATTTGTTTTTTAGATGATGTATTTTATCCAGAAATGTCTGATAAAAATGTCTACTATATTAATGTGAAACCATATATTTATGATTTGGATATTAATATTATTTTAGATAGATTTATTAATAGTGAATATAGAAAAAAAATAATAGATGATTTTGAAATAAATGATTTCAAAAATAATATGATTAAAGAAATTGATAAATATAATTATGATTATATTGATAAAAATTTGGATGAATATGAAATAGATAAAATTCTAGGTAAAAAAATATTATTACATTTGAATGATTTTTTTAATAAATATAAAAAAATAAATTCAAAAACAAGGACAAAAAAAAAATATTATAATAAAAAAAATAAAACATTTAAAAAATAATAAAACAATCTAAAAGATATTTTTATTCTAGGATTCATAATAAATATATTTATAATTATTTACAGGTGAAAAACCATTAAAATGACTTGAAGCGCATACAGTATAAGCACCCATATTTTCAAAATACAAATAATCACTAATATTTAATTCAGGTAACATAACTTCATTGCAAATTAAATCTACTCCATCACATGTATTTCCCCATAATCGCGATTTTTTAAAATTATTTTTATTATTATTATCATTATCATTATCATTATCATTATCATTTTTATCATTATCATTAGTTTTATCAATTATTGGCAATTTAATAGTAGGTAAATAGTGATCATTATTAATACAATTGAATGAACCATATGTACTTTCATTTAAATAATATGAATAAATATATTCATCAGAGTCTTCTTCACGAATAATATTTTTACCTATGACATTTACCACTAAAGTATGTGATTTTTCTACAAAATAACGTCCAACCTCAGAAATAAATGATATTTGTTTGTTTTTAATTTCATCATCAAAAAAATCAATCATCGCCATATTTATTTTTTTAGCTACGTCTTCAAAAGATATATTAGGATGAATACTAGTAAAACCACCTCCAATATCAATAATTGATATTTGTATATTTAATTGATTGGCTATATCTGTTGCTTTTCTGCAATTACATATAGCATCATAAAAACTATCTGTAGATTCACAACTGCTGCCAACATGGAATGAAAATCCAACAATATTTATTTTTTCTTTTATTGATAACTCCAAAAGTTCTTTTACATTTTCCATTTTACATCCAAATTTTTTAGAAAATTTGCATCTGCTAAATCTATCATCTACTGCTAATCTTAATAACATATTTGCCTTAGGATGATATAATTTAATTTTTAATAATTCCTCTTTATTATCAAATGTTAATAAATTAACATTTTGTTCTTTTGCATATTTTAATTCTTTAATTGACTTGATTGGATTTGCATAAATAATTCTTAATGGGTCATTTGTAATAGATAATATAGTTTGTATTTCATTTTGAGAAGCACAATCAAAGTTAATATTTAACTGTGATAATAATTCTAAAATTAAAGGATTAGTATTACACTTTATAGCGTAAAATAGTTTTATATTAGGTAAAAATTTTACCCAATTATTATATGCCTTTTCAATTTCATATAAATTTACAATATAAAATGCTTCAAAAGAATCATTTTTTATAATAAACTCATTAATAATTTTATCTATATTTGAATTAATATTTGAATTAATATTTTTTAAATTTAAAACACTTTTTGGTTCTGATGTTTGTATTGGAACATTATTGTACATAAAATAATATAATATAATATTATTATTTTATGTCTTTACATTTATTTTTAAATTACATTTATTTTTATATTATAAATTGTTTTAATCAAATATTTTTTTTTATTTTATCTAATAAATCAATTAAATATTTATCAATTGCTGTTGTTGTTAATATAAATAATCCTGCACTAAATGCTATTTTGCGATCTAAATCAGTAAATTTAATTTTTCTAAAAGGATTAAATCTCCAAATTAAAAATATACAAATATAAATTCTAACATAATATTCTAATTCATCAAGGTATAATGGTGCGCTTTGAGATAATCCTAACGCACTTAATATAATAACTGTATAAGAAATGAAAATAAATGCATTAAAAAAATGTTCTTGAATTTTATGAATTTTATCATTAAAAGTCATTTTATATTTTATATTATTTTATATTATTTTATTATTATTTTTTTTATTTTTTAGAATAATTATTTTACTTCTTGTGAATAGATTTCTAATGTTCTTGCACTAGGATCAGTAGCATTTGTGTATTTTGGCATCCAAAAATATGGTACTATATTTTCAGAATGAGGATAACACGTATCAAAAATATCCTTATAATAGTATTTTTCAGTATCAATATTTGATTCAAAAATATGGTGTTTAGATCTATCATTACTATTTAATTTTTCTGATGTATAATCTTGTATAATTTTATAAAGTGAACGACCATGATTACTTACACCATCACTAAATGCTTCTTTCCTACGCCACAATATTTCATTAGGTAATATTTGAGTTCCCTTATAATTTTCAAAATTTGACAAAGAAAAGCTTTCACGTAATAAATATTTTTCAATTTTTTCATGATTTTTATGATTTCTGTAATAAGAAGAAATAGACAAATAACTATTTACAAAAGTTTTATCTAAAAATGGTGTTCTTGGTTCAAGACCATGCGAAGAAATACATTTATCAGAACGTAATACGTCAAATAAATGAATATCTTTTAACAACCGTCTTGTTTCTTTGTCAAATTCTATATCATCAGGACAATTATTCATATACAAATAACCACCACATAATTCATCAGAACCATCACCGTTAAAAATAACTTTTGCATCGCTATTTTCACTAATATACTTTCCTAATAAATAATTTCCAATACTAGCTCTCACACTAGTTGTATCATAACTTTCAATAGTGTATATCACTTCTGGAATAGCATCGCACATTTCTTCTTCAGTTACAATAATTTCAGTATGTTTAGTACCAAGATAATCAGCAACAATACGAGCATTTTTCAAATCTTCAGAACCTTGTAAACCAATACTATATGTTTCCAACTGTTGTTGATAGCCATTTAATTTATAAAAATTATCTACCAAAGCAGTAATCAAACTACTATCTAATCCACCTGACAATAAACATGCAATTGGTCTTTCAGTTGTTAAACATCTTTTATTTACAGCAGAAACTAAAAAATATGATATTAGAAGATGGATATCATCCAAAACATCACACATGTTTTTTGGGGTTAGATCAATAGATAAATTATAAGAAAATGTAGGAATAAAATATGGTTTATATAATTCAATTGGTTTCCATGATGACCTTACTTTATTTGAAAGATTGAAAACACTATACGTACCTGGAGTAAATTGTTCAATTATATATTTTTCTGGATTATTAGTTACAAATTCCTGTAGACATTTTAATTCTGAAGCAAAACCAATTAAATCATGATTACCAGAAACATCAACAGAAATATCAAGAGAATTTTTATTTATATTTAACTTTTTATTTTTAAGAAAATATAATGGTCTAACACCAAGAGGGTCTCTAGCAATAAATATTTTATTGTTCATATCATCTGATATACGATTATCATATAAAATAAATGAAAACACACCATCTAGCATAGTAAGTGTTTGTTCAATACCATATTTTAAATATAAATGAAGAATTACTTCGCAATCAGAATCTGTTTTAGGTACAATATTCATGCTTTTATACAATTCCTTATAATTATAGATTTCACCGTTACAGACTAATATAATATCATTTATTTCAAAAGGTTGATTGGATTCACTATTTAGTCCATTAATAGCTAAACGATGAAAACCTATTTCCATTTTTAAATAAGAAGTTAATTTAGAAAATTCTGGACCTCTGTTTTGTCCTTTCATAAATTGTGCATTTACATCATCAATTGTTATATCGTTACTGTTATTGTTAAGAAGAGCAAAAATTCCGCACATTGTATTACATTAATACGTGTAATTTCTTTATATTTTATTTATAAATTAAATAATAATATATTATATTATTTATTTATATTAATGGATATAAACATGAAACCTCAAGAGTGTGTATCGCAAATACATGAACAAACAAATACAAGGATATATAACAGAAATTTACCGTCGCAAATGTTACAGCCTTATTTAGATGTTCGTCCTGTAATGACAAAGTATTCATATTTTCCAATTGTAGATCCTAGAAAAGAATTGAATGTAAAATTGACACAACAACCAACATATAATACAAATAAAGTGTTTAATCCAGGAAACACACAATCACCATGGTCTGGTTTTTCTTCAAATATAAATACTGAATCTGAATTGAGAAACCAAATATTTGCATTGCAAAAATGTAGCCAAGCAGTTTATGTTCCTAACAGTACAAGTGATTTATACCAAGTAAACATAAAACCAACACCAACCAATATTCAACAACATTCATTATTATTTCAAAAGGAGCAATTTAATAGTTTTGATCCTAATCCAAATAGTAAAATAATAGGTTCAGGGATTTTTAATAATTCAACAAGAACACAAAATAAAGATTTGACAGAAGAAAAATGTTAAATATGAATTTAGTTATACCTTATAATTTATTTATAAGGTATAATCTATTATAGGTTTTTATAATAATAGATTATATGTCCGAAGAGTATATAAATAAAATTACAATTGATTGTTTAATAAACAAAGGACAATATAAAAATAAGAATGATCCGTTATTAGAAAAAATAAATAAGCATGATAAAAAATTTTATAGAAAGAGGATTTATAATTTAGCGAAAGAATTATTATTATCAAAAGAGGAACCTAAAAACATATTTCCAGATGTAAAACATAGTTTTGATAATTTTATTAAAAGTTGTATTGATTATTTTAAAGCATTAGATAATAATGATATTATTCAAGGTGATTTTAACATTCAAGATGATTTAAACATTCAAGGTGATTTAAACATTCAAGGTGATTTAAACATTGATATTTTAGATAATATTAATCATATAGATAATTTAGATATAGATAATACTAATCATATAGATAATCTAGAAGAAGTAGATAAATCATTTATCCGTTCAATAAATATTCCAAAACCTTCTTTAAATGGTTTTATAATAAAAAATAAAATAAAAAAATCAATAATTATACCAAATAAAAAGGAAATAAATTTGAAAGACCCAAGTTTAAGAATAAAAGGAATTATAAAATCTGAAAAAAAGAAAAATATCAATAATAAGTATGATGAAATCAATAAAAAAAAGGAAAATGAAAAAGACAATGAAAGTAACACAATATAAAAATAAAAAAAATATGAATAATAAAAATATTAACAATAATAAAAATATTAATAATAAAAATATTAACAATAAAAATATTAACAATAATAAATACACTAAAAAATTACGTAAATTAAATTGTAGTCCAAAAAAGAAAAACGAAATAAATTCATTTAGTTGTTATTCTGATGAATCTCTGTATAAATTAAGAGATTTATGGAATGCAAGACATACAGATCTTAAAATAAATACAAATGATACTAAAGAAATACATAATTTGCTTTCTACATATCTAAGTAATATTTGTAACAAGGAATCATGTTGGTTAAAACAAAATTCAGACTTTGGTAAAATTAATAATTTATTAACAGATTCCTTTGCACCAGAATCACCTAAAGAGTGGAAAGATAATCCTAATGACTGGTTATCAAGTATGGATATTATTAAAGTAATGAAACAATATGAAAAAGCATACGATTGTTTTGAATTTATTGGTCCAAGTCCTATAGATTTTGATAAAAGAAAGATATATGGTGAGTGTGTTTGGGAAGAATTATGTAATTTTAATTTAGATGAACAAATAAAAAGTGGAAAAACAAAAATAGGTATGATTTTTAATACTGATCCTCATGATAAACCAGGAGAACATTGGATTAGTATGTTTATAAATATTAAAAAAGGGTTAATATATTTTTTTGATAGTGTTGGTGATAAAATACCTGATGAGATTTGTGAATTAGTAAAAAAAATAAAAACGCAAGGGTTATCACTTAAAAATAAAATAAAATTTAAATTTGATCAAAATTATCCAGTAGAACATCAATATGGAAATACAGAATGTGGAATTTACTCAATATTTTTTATTGTACATATGCTTGAAGATAAAATAACCGAACATTATCTAAAAACGCATATTTTAAAGGATGAATACATGTCAAAATTTAGAAAAATATATTTTAATGATAAACTATAATAACCTTTTTTAAGCCGACGGCTTTTAAGGCGGTAGCCGACGGCTTTTAAGGTTAATTTTGCTCCTCTTTTTAAAAATGGAAAAAGTGGATAATATTTTTGCTCCACTTTTTTTAAAAGTGGAAAAAGTGGAAAAGATTTAAATATAACTTTGTATAGTTTATAATATGTCAACAAATGATTTTTTAAAGAATGAAAACATTTCTGTATTATGGGATGTAATCATTGACGAAGAGATTATTAAAACACATTCAAAAGAGAGTATAAATAAAACTGAACAAATTTTTTATAATAATATAAAAGGATTTTATGAAAGTGAAAAAAATAAAAATAATACACTGATTGATATGAATAAAAAGTATATTATGTTAATATTGGATTATATGAAAACAAATTTAAAACCATTAAACAAAATAAAAATTTACGATTCAGAAAATGAAAATACAAATCAAGTTCAAAAAAGTTTAATTACATATGAAGAAATTCAAAATGATAAAAGAAGTCAATTTGATAATGATTTAACAAAAATTCAACAGGAATTTACAAATGCTATGGCATTACCTGTACCTGAAATACCTAATTTTAGTGATAAAATAGATGAACCATTAACTGAAATTGAATTAGAAATTAAAAAAATAACAGAACAAAGGAATTATGATATTGATCAAATAAACAAAAATTTATTACAAAATCAAAATCAAAATACAAATTGGTTAAAATCAGAGGAAACATCAATAAAAAATGAAAAATTACAAAAACCCAATCATCTAACTATACAAATAGACAATTTAAATGTACCAAAAAAACAAATTAGTTGGGCTGATGAAAGGAATAATGAAAGGATTAATGAAAGAACGGATGAAAATATACAGTTAAATATGAATGAAGAAATAAATATAGAAAATAATATTTTTAAAAAATTAAAAAAAATAAATACATCAAATCAAGTAAATACAGATTATAAAATATCAAATAATTTAAATTTAGAAAATAGAATAGAAAATTTAGAAAATGGGGTCAAAGAAATATTAAATAGTATAAAAATAATGAATGATAATATGAATAAAATAATAAATAATAAATAATAAATAATAAATAATAAATAATAAATAATAAAAATAATAAATAATAAATAATAAACAATAAATAATAAATAATAAAAATAATAAATAATAAATAATAAACAATAAATAATAAATAATGAATAATTTTCACGCAATTATTCTGAGGATAATTTAAATAAATCTCAGAATAATTGCATGAATTATACTAAGTTATTCCCGCGATAATATGGCTTCGCTTATAGTTCGCGGGAAATTATAATATAACCTTTGTTTTTTGATAAATAATAAATAATAAATAATAAATAATAAACAATAAATAATAAACAATAAATAATAAATAATAAATAATAAACAATAAATAATAAACAATAAATAATAAATAATAA